AAAAACCCCTCCAGATTTCTCTGAAAGGGTTAAATTTATTTTCGCATGTTCATTAATTTACCAGCTCCACGAATACCAAAGCTAGATGATATAGCAATAAATAATAAGTACTGATACCATTCGGGTAAGGTTTCTAATGCAGCAAAACCAGTAGCTACACGGGCAATGACGGTTACATCATTAACAGCAATAGCATAGCCTACCATAAATATTGGTATAGCTAAAATAACAGTCCAAAATTCGTCTTTCCAAGAATCCTTAGATGCATCAGCCATCTTGGATTCCCAGTCAGCATCATTCTTTATGCCAGACAGTTTACGCTCGTGTGTAGCTTGTTTTTCTTCTGCCTTGTTGTTCATATAGGTCTTAGCTAAGCCGACAACAGGCCCAAGTAAACTAGTAAAAAGATTCATAATTAATCTCCATAATAAGACAACAAAGTGCCCGTTTGAAGCATCCTTGATTGACGATTAGTTCGGTTAGGGGTTTGTTGAGCAAGAAGAGAATCTAACATTTCTTCTCCTGCTTTTTCAAAATTTCCATCAGTACAATATCCTAACATTCTTTTAAAATTGTTAAGACCGCTAACGCCTATCTGATAGCCCATTGAAATCAATACTGCCTTTTGAACATCATTACAATTTTCATATGCAGACAAAATACGAGGAAAGTTTTTAAAGCTTTCTTCAACTTCAATAGAATGATGCTTTGACCATAACTCTGCTACATCTCTAGGCATTTTAGGAAAGCCTTTAAAGTCTTCAAGTGATTGATCTTTGTATCCTATTTTCAATCCTACTCCTACAGTAGGGTACTTCAAAGTACAATAGTAAACACCGCTAGAATATCCTTCTTCTGCTACAATTATTTTAGTAACTAAATCTAATTTATTCATCATTTTCCTTTATATTATTTTTAAAGCAAAAGTATTAATACATATATAAAAACAGGAATAATAACCAAAGCTGCTGCTATGGCTATAGTAAAATTCATAATCATTTTAATCATATTTCTTCTTTTTAATATAGCTATTCTTTCTGCTTTTAATCTATCTTGTTTACACTGAGCTTGATAAGACAGCCAATCGCCCCACATATCCGGACGACCGGCGTATATCATATAGTCTTTAAGCCATTCTTCTTGAGCTTTAATTTTCTCAAGTGCCATAAAAGCTTCCAGATCACTTTTGCCCTTAGATGATACTCTTTTAGATATTGAGCTTTTGTTATTAAAATAAGATTGAGCTGCAGCAGAACAATCGTAAAGTTCTTTGCCGTTACTAAGAGCTGATTTAATAACTTGAAATGCAGCATTAGCCGCAGCAATTTCTGCTAACATTAGTTATATACCTCTAGTTATACACTTTTACCTTAGTGGGGTCTACGTACTTGGGTACGCAATAAGCATGAACCGGAGTGTAATATCTACGTTTAGTACCTTGAATAGTCAACTCTTCAGCAAACCATCTGCATCGATTTAAATCTTTCCAGTAACTAGTGGCATCTGCATCGATAGTACCATTTACTAGCACTATCAATGCAAATACTAGTTTCATTCTACAATTTCTTCTTCTTTCTCAAGATCAGCAACTAACATACTAATGAATGCTTCTTTGCCAACTGATAGTTGATCAAGGTTAAATTGAGTTGATTGTATCTTACGATCCAAATCAGAGCAATGACTTACCATGGCTTGCTGTTTTTGAGTCATGTCTTCAAAAATATATTCTACGTCATTGATTACGATAGGGTTGGTTTTTTTCTCGCCCATGTTAATTCTCCAGTTAATTAAATTATTAGTTTATGACTTTCTAAGTCTTTAGTTTTAAGTTATTATATTAAAAAAAGACAATAATATCATCATTGCCTTCTTCTTTATAAGGCGGTAATTTAAATCAATATTAAATTACCAATTAAGTATTTCTAGTACTTTACTGCTTTATGCGGATAATTGACTAAACCATCAGTATCGGGTATGTAGTCAGAAGGGAATTTAATAGGTCTATATATAAAGGTTTTTCTATAATGGCCTTACTTTCAGAAACAATTCTAGCATATTCTTCATTAAGTGCTTCCATCCAGTCGATAGTGCCCCAGTCTTTATCTCTTCTGTTAGCGTAGCATACTATGCCATCTAGTCGTTGATCATAAACATAAGTAGGATAAATTTCATGCAGATGTCTTAAATCAATAGTACCTTGACTCCAAGCATACTTTAAATTATTATACTGCATAGTATCTTC